TCTAGCTATATTTCAACAGGCCCTAGAATCCGTTACAGAATTTTAGGTGGATACTTCCAAGTATGGCCTGCTATGAATACAGATGAGTATTTAGGCTTTGAATACATGAGTAACCAATGGGCTACAAGTTCAGCAGGAGTGACACAATCATCATTCTTAGCAGATTCAGACACTTGTATATTCCCAGATCGTTTAATGGTTACAGCTCTCAAGAAAAAATACTTTGAGATTAAAGGTTTTGACGCAACAGCATTTACAAGAGATTACTTACAACAATTATCATTTGCTAAAGCAAACGATTCTGGCTCTGCTACATTGAGCTTTGCTCCAGTACCTGGATCAATCTTAATCGGATTTGAAAATATACCTGACGCTAACTACGGACAATAAATAATATGTTTCCAGTAAAACGAAAATCAGCAGGAAGCGTATCATTACCAGCACCAGTAGGCGGATGGAACGCTAGAGATAGTTTAGGAGATATGCCTGCAACAGATGCAGTTTATCTTACTAACTGGTTTCCTGCCACTACAGAATTACAGCTAAGAAATGGCTATACACAATGGGCTACAGGATTACCAGCTCAAGTAGATACGCTAATGAATTACCAAAGTGGTACTTCTGGTAAACTTTTAGCTATATCTAATGGTGCTGTTTATAACGTAACAAATGGTGGTTCAGTAGGTGCAGCATTGTTATCAGGATTATCTAATTCAAGATGGCAATATTGCAATATTACAACATCTGGTGGCTCATTCTTATACATGGCCAATGGTACAAATACACCTTATGTATATGATGGCACAACATGGACATCTATTACAGGTGCATCTACACCGGCTATTACAGGCGTTACAACTACAACGCTTAATAACCCTATTGTGTTTAAAAGCAGAGTATTTTTTACACAAACTAGCACATTAAAAGTATGGTATTTACCTACTTTATCTATCGGTGGATTAGCTAAATCATTAGATTTAAGCTCTTTTGCTTATAAAGGTGGATATATTGTACAACATGCAACATGGACTATAGATGCAGGTTATGGCGTAGATGATTACTATGCTGCTTACACATCTAAAGGTCAAGTAGTTGTCTATAAAGGTTCAGATCCTGATACAGATTTTGCATTAGCAGGCGTATGGGATTTAGGCACACCAGTAGGTGTTCGTTGTATGTATAAATACGGTGGTGACTTACTACTTTTAGGTAAAGATGGTGTTACCCCATTAGCTTCAGAACTACAATCATCACGTTTAGATCCACGAGTAGCTATTACAGACAAAATCCAATGGGCTGTATCAGACGCTATTACTAATTATGGATCTAATTTTGGATGGCAATTATTGTTTTATCCAGAAGAAAACCAATTATGGTTAAATGTGCCTAGTTCTATACAAACTACGCAATATGCCATGAATACAATTACAAAAAACTGGTGTAATTACACAGGATGGAACGCTACTTGTTGGGAATTATATAACGATCAACCTTATTTTGGTGGAAATGGTTATGTAGGTCGTGCATGGTACACAAATTCAGATAATGGTAGCAATATTACTGCTAACGCATTACAAGCATTTTCATCATTTAATAGTCCAGGCGAATTAAAACGATTTACAATGGCTAAACCCATTTTTAGAACATCTGGTAGTCCTGCTATTTATGCAAACATAAATGTAGATTTTAATTTAAGTACGCCCACTACAATTCTTAATTATACGCCCACATCATCTGGAACATGGGATAATGCTTTATGGGATGCAGGTGCTTGGGGTGGTGGTTTAAATGTATTGCAACAATGGCAAGGTGTCAATGGCGTAGGTTATTATGGCGCACCTATTGTTAGCACAGCATCACAAGGTATTGAAGTAAAATGGGTATCAACAGATATAGTTATTGAAAAGGGTGCAGTACTATAATAATTCAAGGTGACGAAGTGGCACAATGGGTATGCGAGAAATCAGGCGCATCATTTACACCATTATGTCGTGCAATAGGGCAAATTTACGAAGGTAAATTAATAGCAGGTCTTATGTATGATGGTTATACAGGATCTTGTATAGCAAGTCATTCAAGATGTGATAATCCACGTCATGTATCTAGGGAATTTTATTTTGCAATATTTAATTACCCTTTTAATACATTGCAAGTAAAACAACTTAAAGGATTAGTTTCTACAGCTAATCTAAAAGCTCAAAAAGTAAATGAACATTTAGGATTTAAGCGTGAAGCATTACTTAAAGACTATTTTCCAGATGGAGATGGTATTGTTTATACCATGTCTAAAAATGATTGTCGTTGGTTAAAACTTAAAGATAGATATATAAAGGATAAAGTATGAAATTGTTAGATTTTAAATGGTTAATGCCAGCAATAGGTGATTACTTCACATTTTATGGCGGCGGTGGTAAAGGTGGATCTGCTCCCCCACCACCAGACTATACAGGTGCTGCTAATGCAACTGCTGCTGGTAACTTAGAAGCTGCTAGAGCATCTGCTGCTGCTAATCGTGTAAATCAAGTAACTCCTTACGGTACATTAACATACACACAACAACCAACACAAACATTAAATGCTAAAAATTATCAAACAGCTCTTGATGATTACCAAACAAATTTAGCAAGATATAATGCTTTAAGTCCATCTCAACAAGCAAGCTATACAAAACCAACAGCTCCAAATTATTCAGATTTTATGGCTTATAATCCTGATGCTGGATGGTTGGCTACACAAACATTATCACCAGAGCAACAAAAAATTGCAGAACAAACTAGCGCACTTAGTAGCGGATTATTAGGATCTGCACAAAGCGGTTTAAATTATGCCAATCAAGTATTGTCACAACCTGGTGTAGATACATCTAAATTACCTTCTACAGGTTTTAATCCTGGTCAATCATATCAAGATGCTATGATGGCTAGACTTGCACCACAAATTGATCGTGAAAATTCACAATTTGAACAGCAAATGGCTAATAGAGGTATTGGTCAAGGAACTGATGCTTATAATCAAGCTAAAACATTATTGGCACAAAATCAAAACGACAGACTTAATCAAGCTACAGTTCAAGGCCTTAATGCAGGACTTTCTGCTAATCAACAAGGCTTCCAACAACAAGCATACAATCAAATGCAACCTATTAACGTCATTAACGCATTACGCACAGGATCTCAAGTTCAAAATCCTAACTTTGCAAATGTACCTAATCAAGCTACAACAGCAGGCCCAGATTTACTTGGTGCTACTAATGCACAATATCAAAATCAATTATCAGCTTACAATGCTCAACAAGCTGCTGGTGGTGGATTCTTAGGCGGTTTAATGAGTTTAGGTGGTTCTGCTTTGATGGCCCCAACAGGAACATTTAGCGGTTGGTAAAAACAAATAAAATTTGGAAGTCTTATTTTGATGAAACTTCCATAGCAGTTTGGGAAGATGATACATATTTTGTAGCAGGCTTTCAAGATGGAAATACAATCAGATTGGATATACACCGAAAAGATTGGAAAGATGGCATTACATGGGATGAATTACAACGCATTAAAGATGAATGTGGATATTCTGATAAAGATGCAGTTGAGTTTTACCCAGCAAAAGACGCAATAATAAACAATGGAAACTTTAGGCATTTATATATATTTCAAGATAAACTGCCTTTAATACGGAGATAATATGGCTTTCATGGATTACTTACCACAATTTAGCGAAAATGTGGATCAAACTCAATTGGATGATCCTAATTTACAAGCTATTAACCTTAAACGAAAACTTGCACTAGCAGATTCTTTAAGAAATACACCAGAACTGCAAGGGCAAATGGTATCTGGTCGCTATGTAGCTCCGTCATGGACACAATCTTTAGCTAATGTTGCTAATAAATATATTGGTAATAAAATTGCTGAAAAATCTATGCAAGAATATGGTGCTGCTCAAAAAGCTGAAAAATCTAAATTAGCTAAAGCATTTAATGATTATATAGAAGGTAAAAGCCCAAAAGACGTTACAACAACACAAGATAACTTTGTGACACAACCTTTACAAGAAGGTCAAAATGTTGCTACATCTCCATTTGCAACCAATGAACAAGTAGGTCAAATAGCACCAAATTACGCAGGTCAAGCACCTGCTTTAAACATGACTGGTGAAACAACAGTAAATAAACCTATTACATCCACAACTCAAGTTCCACGCACAAAACAAGAGCTAATGGCTAATGCACTTAAATATATTAATGCAAGTGGAAATACAGATTTAGCAAGTAAAGCTGTTTTAGGTGACATTGAAAATATGTTTAAAGCACCAGAAACTAATCTTGGTAAAGTAGAAATTAAAGATTTTACACCAGCATCAATAGCTAAATTTAAAGAAACAGGTAATTATAATGATTTACAACCTATTACTAAAGATGTAGCACCTACTACAAGACAAATGAAACAAGGTAATTTTGATATTACTCAACAATGGAATCCAGAATCTAAATCATGGATTGAAATAGCTAGAGGGCCTGCATTTAAACAAGACGAAAATAAAGCTCCTGCTGGTTATGTATGGGGAAAACCTGATACTAATGGCAATCCAACATTAGTGCCATTATCTGGTGGCCCTGCTGATAAAGCTGTAAATCCTACAGAACAACAAGCTAATGCTTATACATTTTCTACTAGAATGGAAAAAGCAGATAAAACTTTAAATGATTTAGAAGGTAAATATAATCCATTAGCAATTAGTGCTAAATCATCACCTATTGTAACTAATATACCAGGCGCACAAACTTTAATTAACAAAAATATGTCACCTGAAACTCAAAAAGCTGAACAAGCCCAACGTGACTTTGTAAATGCTGTATTAAGACGTGAATCAGGTTCTGCAATTTCACAATCTGAATTTGATAATGCTCGTATTCAATACTTCCCACAACCAGGTGATAGTCCGCAAGTATTAACACAAAAAGCACAAAATAGAAGAACTGCTATAGAAGGTATTAAAAAAGCAGCAGGTTCTATGAATAAACAAAACACACAAAATAATGTAGTTAATTTTGAGGATTTAAAATAATGGATGTTAAATTACCTGATGGTACTATTGTTCAAAATATTCCTGACAATATTACAAAGGCTGAATTAACTGCAAAACTTAATGCTAATGGCTATAATTTATCTGCACAAAATGTAGAAACAAAATTAGAACAACCTAAATCTTATTCTACTATGGGAGCTATAGGAGAGGCAGCAGTTAATCTTATTCCTAGCACAGGTAAACTTATTGGTGGTGCTTATCAAGCTGTAAGACACCCAGCAAATACTATGGAAGGTTTAATACAAGCCACTTCTGGTGGTTTATCAAAAGTATTACCTGAATCTATTATGCAATATGCTATTCCTGAAAAAAGACAAAAAGCAGAACAATTAGCTAATGCAATAGGCGAAGAATATTCTAAAAAATATGGATCTTATGAAGGTTTTAAGCGTGCTGTTGCAGAAGATCCAGCATCTATATTAGCTGACGTATCTACTGTACTAACAGGTGGTGGCGCAGCATTAAAAGCAGGTAATCTTGCTAAAACAGCAGATGTAGTTAATCAAGCTGCTAATTTTACTAATCCTTTATATTTAGGTGGTAAAGCAGCTCAAGGTGCAGCATATATTCCTAGTCAATTTATTAAAGGTACGTTAGGGGTTACTACTGGTGTAGGTAAAGCACCTATAGAAGAAGCTATTAAAGCTGGTGAAGCTAATATATTAAAAGGCACAACAACATTTTCTGAAAATTTACGCAATCCAAAAAGCACAGATGCTTTAGATATTGCAAAACAAGCTGTAAATAATTTAAAACAAGACAAAAGCCAGCAATATCGTAGTGGTATGGTAGATCTTTCTCAAGATAAAACTGTTTTAGATTTAGCTCCAATAGATGAAGCTATTGCTAATGCTAAAAAAGATTTTGCTGAATATAAAGGCGTTACTCATAACGCTGAAATTGCAAAAATTCTTGATGGTGTTCAAGCTAAAGTTAATAATTGGAAAAAATTAGATCCTGCTGATTATCATACACCAGAAGGATTAGATAAACTTAAACAAAGTATTGGTCAAGATTTACAAAAAATTCCTTTTAATGAAACAGATGCTAGAAAAGCTGTAGGTCAAATATATAATACTACAAAAGATACTATCAATTCACAAGCTCCAGCTTATGCAAAAATAATGAAAGATTATAGTGAAGCTAGTGATCTTATAAATGAAATTGAATCTGGTTTATCTTTAAAATCTAAAGCAGGTAAAATTAATGCAGATGCAGCAATGCGTAAATTGCAATCAGTAATGAGAAACAATGTACAAACTAATTTTGGACAAAGAGCTAGATTAGCAGAAGAACTTGTAAAAGCAGGTGGTACAGAATTAATGCCAGCATTAGCAGGTCAATCTATGAGTGCTGTATTACCCAGAGGATTAGGTGGTCAATTAGAAACTTATGGTGGTGGAGCAGCAGCTTTAATGAATCCATCATTATTGTTTGGCGCACCATTAGCATCACCAAGAGCTATGGGTGAAGTTTTATACAAATATGGTCAAGCAAAAGGTTTAGCTAAAGCAGGTGCAAATAAAATACCTTTAAGTGTAGATCAAGCTAACAAAATTGGTACACTTTTATATCAAATGAATCAGAACAAGGAGCAACAATAATGGCAAGAAATGGATCAGGAACATATACCCTACCAGCAGGGAATCCAGTAGTTACAGGAACAACCATATCATCTACATGGGCTAATAACACCCTAAATGATCTTGGCAATGCAATGACTGCATCTCTTGCTTATGATGGACAAACTACTCCTGTTGCTAATTTGCCTATGGGCGGATTTCTTCATACAAATGTTGCTAATGCAACTGCTAGAACAAATTATGCTTCAGCAGGTCAAGTGCAAGATGGCACACTTACATATTTAACAAGCATATCTGGCACAGATACTATTACAGCACTAGCACCAGTTTCTATGAACGCTTATGCTGCTGGTCAAACATTTAGATTTATTGCTGCAGGTGCTAATACTACTACAGGCGTAACACTTAATATTAATAGCATTGGTGCTAAAAATATTACTAAAAATGGTACAACAGCATTAGCTATTGGTGATATTCCATCTGGATCTGTTGTTGTAGTTACTTATGATGGCACACAATTTCAAATATCAAACATAGCTACTCCAGCAACTACATTATTAAGTTCAAATAATACATGGACTGGCAAACAAACATTTACAGGTACATCTAGTGTTATTGCTTCTAAATTTACTAATGCTTTAGAAACAGTAAATGTATCTGCAACTGCTGCAACAGGCACAATTAACTATGATGTAACGACACAATCTGTTTTATATTATACAACTAACGCATCAGCTAATTGGACAGTTAATTTTAGAGCTTCTAGTGGCACATCTTTAGATTCTGCTATGGCAACAGGTGAATCTATTACAGTTGTATTTTTAGTTACACAAGGATCAACAGCATATTATAATAATGCAGTAACTATTGATGGTGCATCTGTTACACCTAAATATCAAGGAGGTATAGCTTGGAATTCTGGAAATGTATCAGGTGTAGATGCTTATTGTTATACAATTATTAAAACAGGTTCAGCAACGTTTAGCGTATTTGCATCTCAAACACAATTCAAATAAAAGGTATTAAATGTCATTATTATCTAGGATAGCTGTTCAAGCTGCGAAAGGTTATGGACTTACATCTGTTATTGCTCCTGTAACTGTATCATATCTTATTGTTGCAGGCGGTGGTGGTGGAGGTTCAGGTGCAGCAAGTAATGGTCAAGGTGGCGGTGGTGCAGGCGGTTTACTTACTGGAACTTCAGATTTTAAAAGAGGATATACTTATACTGTTACTGTAGGTGCAGGCGGAACTATTAATGGTGGTGGCAGTAATGATGGAAATAATGGTGGAAATAGCTCTATTACAGGACTAACTGTTGCTATAGGTGGTGGTGGCGGCGGTGCAACTAATGGTAAATCAGGCGGTTCTGGTGGTGGTTCTAATCGTACTGGAGTTGGTGGAACAGGTACTGCTGGTCAAGGAAATGATGGTGGTACTGGATGGGTTTCAGGAGGTACTGCAGGCGGTGGTGGTGGTGGTGGTGCAAGTCAAGTTGGTAGTGGAGCAATAAATAATTCTTATGGTGGGAATGGTAGTAGTTCATCTATTACAGGAAGTTCTATTACATACGCAGGTGGCGGTGGTGGTGGTTCAGATGGTGGTGGAGGAGTAGCAGGAACTGGAGGATCAGGTGGTGGTGGTAATGGAGCAGGTTCTCGTTCATCTAGTGGAACTATTAGTGCTGGAACTGTAAATACTGGTGGCGGTGGTGGCGGTGGTGCATATTTTACAGATGGTGCAACAGGTGGATCAGGCATAGTTATTATTTCTGTACCTACTGCAAGATATACTGGTATTTCAACAGGCAGTCCAACAATTACAACATCAGGATCAAATACAATATTAAAATTTACTTCATCTGGAAGTTATACAGCTTAATAAAGAAAGAAAAAGAATGAACGATATTAACCCAGTTTCCTATGGCAAGCTCATAGGTAAGGTAGAATCTTTAGAGCATAAAGTAGAAAGTCTTGAAAAAGACATAAAAGAACTTTTAGAACTTGCTAATCGTTCTAAAGGCGGTCTTTGGACTGGTATGATGATCGCTTCATCTGTCGGTGGCTTTATAGGCTACTTTATGCACATGTTCTCTGGAAAATAAATGTGGATTACAGAAGAAGCTATAGCCGCTTTATATACTTCTTTTATACAAATAGAGCCATTCAGATCTTTGCCATTTCCACCTGCAAGGCGTGTAGAATTTGTGGTTTGTAATAACCCAGAACTATACGGAGAATACTCACCACAGCCACACACCATAACAATATCTACAGGCAAATGTAGCCATTTAGATACAGTTATAAAAACCCTTCTACATGAGATGATACACCAGCTCATATACATAAAATATCCAGATAAAGAAACATACCTTTCACACAAAGGTGAATTTAAAGCTATGCAAAAAAAAGTAGCTAAACAATTTGGTTTTGATCCATTGGAGTTATAAATGAAAATTTTAGAAACACTAAAAGACTTTTTTGCTAAAGGCCCACAAGAACCTGAAGTAGAAGAAGTAAAAACAGAAGAACAAGATCCACAAGTTCATCATCACAATCATGGAAGCTCTACAACATGAATAGATTTATATTATTTACATTATGTTTAGTTATTGGTGGTTTACTAGCTGTTTTATGTGATTACGCTTTTGCTGAAACTACAATTATACAAAACAAAGGCAATGTGCCTTCTGCCATGTCACCATCTATCTCTACTATGAATCCTAAAATATGTAAAACAGGTGTAAGTGGTGGAGCTAATACAGGCGTTGTTTCTATTAGCGGTGGATTTACTGTTGAAGATGAAAATTGCGTAAGAGTAGTAAAAGCTGAAACATTATCATCATTAGGATTAAAAGTAAGTGCAGTAAGTTTAATGTGCCAAGATGAAGCAACATGGGATGCTATGGAAATGGGTGGAAGTCCTTGCCCTTTTGGTGGCTCACTAGGTGATGCTGCTAGACGTGCTTGGTTTAAAAAATACCCTGATAGATTCTATAGATTATATGGCTCAAATTTTAAGATTCCTGATCCTATTCCTGCTGCTGATAAGCAATAGTTACGCAGATAATTGGTATGGTTGGCATAGATGTGGCTTTAATAGCGATTGGTGGTGCTATACGCCACCTGCATGTATAGACCAAACAGAAGTCAGAAGTTTATCTTGTCCTGTACATCAAAGTGGTGCAATCAATCAAACTAGGTTTTATGTATGTAGTACTGAAAGTTGGTCAAGCTGGACAACAACTTCTAATAATTGCACACAAGATCCACCTACATGCACAACAACAACAGAACTTAGGAGTACATCATGCGTGAGTGGTTACGAAGGCTTAATAACGGAATCAAGGAGTTCAATATGCTTAGATCCGTATGGTACGCCAACTTGGACAACTTGGTCGCAAATATCCAATACTTGCAAGATGAGTATGACCAATCAGGCAAATGTATCAAGCCCTGTAAGCATTGCAAGCCCAATGAGTGTATTAACCACATCTGTATCGCCCACAGTAATAGAACCTGTAATTGCGCCATTGGCATCTGTGCAGACTCTGACTTTGACGCCAGAGATTAAAACAGAAACAAAACAAGAAACAAAATCAGAAGAACCAAAAAGTAAAGAAATAGTACCTGGTTTAGGCATGGTATTAAGTATAGGTATGCTTACTAAATCAGGATTAGAAATAACACAACCATCAATGGTTGATTCTTATAATTTAGAACAAGAGGATGAGTATGGAGTTCAACAAGGAATTTTTATGGGGTTTATCATTGAAACAGATATTTATGATAGGTTCAACACTTATAGCAGTCGTGGGAACACCAATTTATTACGGAATTACAACTTTCAACAAAATGCGTTCAGTCGTTGATTCGTATGATGAAAGCAAAGTACAAGCATTAGAACTTCAACTAAAAGCTCAACAAGAACGCTTATTGTCTATTCAAGATTCAAACATTAGAATCAACGAAAAGGCTTCAGATGCTATTGCTACAGCTAGAGAAACAGCAGCTATGGCTAAAGGCTCACAAAGGGAAGTAGAAGCATCACTTACAAGCGTAAGATCAGAAGTTAAAGCTCAATTAGAAGGCCTTAATGATCGTATGAAAGCCTTACAAAAAGCAACAACTAACCCAATAGGAAATTAATATGTTTTCATTACTCTCATCAATTTTAGGTTTTGCAACAGCAGGATTACCTAGCATTTTAGGGTTCTTTCAACAAAAAGGAGATCAAAAGCATGAAAGAGAAATGGCTCAACTTCAAAACGCACAGCAAATCGCTATGGCTCAAGCTGGTTACGCTAGTCAAGAAAAGATTGCCGCAATAGAATTAGAACAAACTAATGCTGAAACTTACGCACAAGAAAGGCAAGCTCTATATGAACATGATGCAAAACTTGTATCAGAATCTGCTCAATGGGTTAAAACACTTAATGCGTGTGTTAGACCTGTGGTTGCGTTCACTTTTGTAGGATTGCTTGTATTTGTAGATATAGCTGGATTCTGGTGGGCTGTTCATACAGGTGCAGACTTTGGAACTTCAATGGATATTATATTTAGTTCAGATGAAATGTCTATTGTAGGCAGTATTATTGGTTTTTACTTTGGTTCTAGAACTTGGGAAAAGAAATAAGTGAATGTTTCAGAACGCTGCATACAGCTTATTAAACATTATGAAGGTGTGCGTAATAGGCCCTATCGTTGTCCTGCAGGCTTGTGGACTGTTGGTGTTGGCCATCTTATCGGCGACGGCAAATCTTTGCCTGATTCTTGGAACAGAACTTTTACGAATGAGGAAATAGATGCC